GATAGAGGTACTGCTGCAAATAGGCCGCGTTTCGCCCGATCGCGAGCGAAGCTTTTTTCAGGTCCGTGCGCTTTTGCTGGATCAGTTTCATGACCCTGAGACGCGTTGGATCGAGGTCCATGGTGCCTAACTCCTTGATCTGCCATTGATAGGTAATAGCCTATTTTATTTATTTGACCAGCGCAAGTTGGGCTGTCAATCCTATCCCTCATGACGAGCCGATACAGCGACGAATTCATCACGGAAGTCGAAGACTTCCTCGCATCCACCCGGATGAAAGCCACTGATTTTGGCCGAGAATCTATGGGGGACCCCAACTTTATCAGGCATTTACGTAAGGGGCGCTCGCCAAGCCTTCTAACCGCAGACCGGGTCAGCGCCTTCATGGAAAAGGTGAGGCAGGACCGCCAAGCCTCAGGAAAAAGGACGAAACTCCCATGAATAATAGTCCTACGAATCACCTCAATCAGGTCCATCTCGCCCGGCGCTGGAACCTAAGCCCGCGCACGCTGGAACGCTGGCGGTGGCTCAATCAGGGGCCACGCTACCTCAAGATCGGCGGACGGGTCGTCTATCGGCTGGAGGATGTGGAAACCTTCGAAAATGAGGTCGCCCATCAGCCTGAAGCGGTGGGGGCGAAGTGATGTGTACCCGCGCACCCTCCCCGCTTCGGCCGCAGATCGGCGAGGCCGAGATGCTTGCCTGGTTCCTGGCGGCGAGCCCCGGTGACCGCATCGCCTATTGGCGCGGGCATCTGGCAATTGATCTGGCCGTGACCGCGAGCCCGCTTGGCCAAAGTGAGCGCCGCCGCCTGTGTGGCTTGAAGGTCCTGGCGCTGAGCATGGCGGAGACCGGCTTGGTGCATCTCGTCCAGCAACGCCTCGGGCCGGATGACTATCTGTATCTGGCCATTGCGCGCCCCAGGCCGCGTCAGGGTAGCGCCCGCTTGATCCTGCCGGGCGTTTCCCCTCAGGCGGCGTCATCGCTGCCGCAGGCCGCGTGAGGTGCGCCATGGGTAAAGCCTCCCGCGACAAGGGCCTCCGGCGTGAACGTGCGCTGGTCGAGATCCACAAGCAAAGCGGCATCGCCGCCGAGCGTGTGCCGCTATCCGGTGCCACGCACTATCGCGGCAATGGCGCGGACATCGACATCTATGCGCGCGGCGCGGCCGAACCGCCGCTGATCGCCGAAGTCAAAGCTCGCGGTGACGGCGAAGGCTTCAAGACGCTGGAGCGCTGGCTCGGCACGCATGACGCACTGTTTCTCTGGCGCGACCGTGCGGCGCCGCTGGTGGTCGTGCCGCTGCATGTCTGGCTGGAACTGATTGGTCGCGGCTTGCCTACACCGCAGGTGAAGTCATGACGCGCCGTTCACTGCGCCGGCTGCGCCGCATCGGCCATGTGCTCCGCAACCTCTCCATCGGCGCTGTCTTCGCTGGCGGTTTCATCGCGCTCTGCTGGATCGCGGAACTGCTGGTGCTGCCATGACGCCCATCCCCATGAAAATGGCAACGCCCGTCCGGCCGTCGCCATGCAAGCCAGAGCCGGACATCACCCATTCCAACGAGACACACATGAGCAATCGCACCCAACTGGCGCAGTTGCGCACCCTGGCCACGGGTCGCCCCTCCTACGCCCTCGAAGCGAAGGAGACCGCGTAATGGCTATCTCCCTTGCATCCCTGCGTCGTGGTGGGGACACGCGTCCCCCACGCCTGCTGATCTATGGCGTTGCCGGTGTGGGCAAAACGAAGCTTGCCGCAGATGCGCCGAACCCGATCTTTCTGCAAACCGAGGACGGCCTCGGGCGCATTGATGCCGCGACCTTCGGCCTATTGCGCAATTTTGACGCCGTCATGGAAGCGCTGGGTAGCCTCTATTCCGAAGCACATGAATTTCAGACGCTTGTCATTGATAGCCTTGATTGGCTGGAACCGCTGATCTGGCAGCACACAGCGCAGCAGCACAATCAGCGCGACATTGAAGCCTTCGGCTATGGCAAGGGCTATCAGGCCGCGCTGGATACCTGGCGGACCTTTCTCGATGCGGTGAATACGCTGCGCGATGAATGCGGCATGGGCGTTCTGCTGATCGCTCATGCGGAAATCCGGCGCTTTGATAGTCCGGAAACTGAGCCCTACGACCGCTATCAACCGAAACTGCATCGCAGCGCATCTGCGCTGGTGCAGGAGCATGTCGATGGCGTGCTGTTTGCGAATTATCGCGTCAGCACGCTGAAGTCGGACGTCGGCTTTAACAAGAAGGTCGTCCGCGGCGTGAGCGGTGGTGATCGCCTGCTGCACACCATCGAACGTCCGGCCTTCCTGGCCAAGAACCGCTTTGGCCTTGAAGAAACCCTGCCGCTCGCCTGGAGCGATCTGGCCGCCGGCATTCCCTTTTACGCGGCAGCGTCCAACGCCCCCGTCACCCTCACCCAAGACACAGGGAACTGATCCCATGGCATCCCTCAATGGTACTTTTGATGCGACGGAAGTCGCCCCCGCCGTTCCGCTCGAGGTGCTGCCGCCCGGCAAATACCTCGCGCATCTGATCGAGAGTGAAATGGCACCGACTAAGGCCGGTGACGGGCAGCTGCTGAAGCTGGTCTTCGAGATCTTGGAAGGTCCCTCCGCGCGTCGGAAGATCTTCGATCAGCTGAACCTGGTGAACCGCAACGAGCAGACTGTGGAGATCGCGCAGCGCACCTTGTCGGCCATCTGCCACGCGGTGGGCCAGATGCATGTCGGCGATAGCGAGCAGCTTCACTTCAAACCGCTGTTCGTGACGCTGAAGGTCGAGCCTGCCGGTACCGACAAATACGGCGTGTACCGCGAGGCGCGGAACAAGGTGTCTGGCTATTCCGCTGCCAAAGCAGGGAGCACCAGTGTTGCGCCGAGCCAAGCAGCGCCGCCGCTCCGCCCCGCGACAACGCCCGCGCCGGCCACCCGCCCGGGCACTGGCAGCACGCCCCCTTGGCGGCGCGCCTGAGCGCGGGGGCTGCCATGGTTTGCTTGCCAATCCCGCCAACGCCCACCGTATCGGCCATCTACACCGCCTATGAGGAGGCGGCCGATCACGGGTATCGGGAACATCTGGGTGCCTCACTGATCGGCACCGAATGCGAGCGTGCCATCTGGTACGGCTTTCGCTGGACCACGCGCGCGAAGCATGCGGGCCGACTGCTTCGGCTATTCGATACTGGCAATCTGGCGGAGGCACGCTTTGTGGCCGACCTTCGCCGCATTGGCGTTACGGTCTTGGATCTTGATCCGGCCACCGGGCGCCAATGGCAGCTACGCGATACGGGCGGGCATTTCGGCGGCAGCATGGATGCGGTGGCGATCGGCTTTCCCGAAGCGCCCCGCACCTGGCATGTCTGCGAATTCAAAACCCATAGCGAGAAGTCCTTCCTCACGCTCAAGCGCGATGGGGTCGCCAAGGCCAAGCCGCAGCATTGGGCACAGATGCAGTCCTACATGCATCTGGCGGGACTGGATCGCGCCTTTTACCTCGCGGTGAACAAGAACACCGACGAGCTCTACCAGGAACGCATCCGCTACGATGCCGAGGCTGCGCTGCGCATCATGGCCAAGGCCGAGCGTGTCATTGTCGCGAACCGACCGCCTGCGCGCATCAGTGACGATCCAGCATGGTGGCAATGTCGCTTTTGCGAGCATCACGTCACCTGTCACGAGGGCGCGATGCCTGAGCGGCATTGCCGATCCTGCCTGCATGCCTCGCCCACCAATGACGGCGCCTGGCATTGCGCGCGGCACAACCATCAGCTTGGCCGGCGCGACCAGGAGGCAGGCTGCGTCGCGCATCTCTTTATCCCGGACTTCATCGCGGGTGAGCAGGAGGATGCTGGCGAGGATTGGGTGAGCTATCGGCTGCGCGACGGTACAGAGTGGCGCGACGGCGTTGCCGATACGCCAACGCCGAAACTGATCCCGCACCGTCCCTGTCTGACCTGCAGCAGCACCACCTTTCGCGTGGGACCCGGCAAGGGCCCGCATATCGCGGAATTGATCTGCACTGGATGTGAGCGAGGCGGTCGCTGGCTCAGCAAGGCGGATGCCGTGACTATGGGGGTGGCAGCATGACGCTCTCCCTCCGCCCGTATCAGTCTTGCGCAGTCGATGCGGTGTTCAATTACTTTGAGCATCAAGTCGGCAATCCGCTTGTCGTGCTTCCAACAGGTACCGGAAAAAGCCTCTGCATCGCCGCCCTTACGCAGCGCGCAATCGGTGTGTGGCCAGAGACGCGTATTCTCATGGTCACGCATCAGAGGGAGCTGATCCAGCAAAACTTCATGGCGCTGCTGCGCGCCTGGCCCGATGCGCCAGCCGGTATCTATTCGGCCGGGCTATCGCGGCGCGACATTCATGCGCAGATCCTCTTTGCTGGCATTCAGTCCATCCATCGCCATGCGCACAAGGTGCAGCGTTGCGATCTGGTTTTGATTGATGAAGCCCATCTGCTCGGGCGCAGTGACAGCGGCATGTATCGCCGCTTTCTCACACAACTGAAGGAGATCAATGCCGGCCTCACCAAGGTCGTCGGTTTCACCGCCACACCTTACCGGCTGGATAGCGGCCTGTTGCACGAGGGCGAGGATCGGCTGTTCACCGATATCGCCTATGAGGTGCCGGTGCTGGAGATGATCCAGCAGGGCTATCTCTGTCCGGTGGTCCCCAAGCAGACCACGACCCAGCTTGATGTCGGCGGTGTTGGCACACGCGGCGGCGAATTCATCGCCAAGGACCTTGAGGCTGCTGTTGATCGCGATGAGGTGACGCGCGCCGCAGTGGCCGAGATCGTTGAGCACGGCGCGGATCGCGGATCCTGGCTGGTATTCTGCTCCGGCGTTGCCCATGCCCGCCATGTGCGTGACGCCATCCGCGAGCACGGCATCAGCGCCGAGACCGTCACCGGCGATACGCCCGGGCCCGAGCGCGATGGCATCCTGACCGCATTCAAGGCCGGAAGGCTGCGCTGCGTCACCAACGCCAATGTGCTCACCACCGGCTTTGACGCGCCAGGCACGGATCTGATCGCGCTGCTGCGCCCGACAAAGAGCGTCGGCCTCTATGTCCAGATGGTCGGTCGCGGCACGCGCCTTGCCGAGGGCAAGGATGACTGCCTGGTGCTAGACTTCGCCGGCAACACCGCACGGCACGGCCCGATCGACACCGTAGATGGCCGCAAGAAGGAACCCGCAGAGGACGGCAAGGCACCGATCAAAACCTGCCCCGAATGCAAAACCATCAACCACGCGAGCGCGCGGCACTGCATCGAGTGCGACTACGAATTCCCACCGCCGGTGGTGAAGGTGGCGCCGAAGGCAGCGTCGGATGCGCTGCTGTCGACGCAGATCCAGGCGGCCTGGTGCGACGTCACGGATATTGGCTACTCGCGGCACGAAAAGCCCGGCAAGCCGGCGTCGCTGCGCGTCACCTATGAATGCGGCCTTATCCAGCACAGCGAATGGGTGTGTTTTGAGCACACAGGATTTCCCCGCGACAAGGCGCTGTCCTGGTGGCGGCGTCGTGCGGGCAATCTGCCGCCGCCCATGACGGTGAATGAGGCGCTGGCCCAGCAGCATCACCTGCGCCGCCCCATCGCCATCCAGGTCCGGCCCACCGGCCAATACACCGAAATCACCGCCGTGAGGTTCATGTGAAATGCGCTGCCTGTCGCCTGCGCACTGCGCGCTGCTTTGGCTGGTTCGATCCGCGGCTGAAAACCGGGACGCCACGTTGGGCCTGTTCCATGCGCTGCATGCAGGCGCTGCGTCGGAGGTGGGGCATGATTGATCCCGACGAACACGAAATCGCTGCCATCCAGGCCGCGAGCCCCATGGCGGGCGAATATCTGGAAAGCATCGGCAAGACCGATCTTGCCGTGCTGAGCGATGCCGAATGGCTGACGCTGCTGGAGGTGATCGTCACCGCCTATCAGGACGCGCTGGCGCAGCGCCTGGATAGCGGCAGCCATCCAGCACCGCCTTTGCCTGGGAGGGCCGCATGAAGGATTTCATGGCCCAATTCGGCGCGCGGCTGGTGGATAATGGCTATCCGGTCATTCCCATCATGCCGGGCGCCAAGGTGCCGGGCCTTTTCCGCAAAGGCGCCTGGGCGGCCTATCGCGATTGGACGCGGCATTGCGATCGGGCGACCAAAACCTTCGAGATCGACATCTGGCGCCGCTGGCCCGATTGCGCGGTGGGCATCGCTTGCGGTGCCGTGGTCGGCATCGACATTGATGTGCCCGATGCCTCGGTCGCAATCGCGCTGACCAATCTGGCTAAGCGCATGCTGGGCGAGACACCGTGTTTGCGCATTGGCCAGGCGCCTAAGCGCCTACTGGTCTATCGCGCCGCCACAGCCTTTCGTGGGCGCAAGCGCCATCCGTTGGAAGTGCTGGCACGCGGCCAGCAATTCGTCGCCTATGCCATCCATCCTGGCACCGGGCAGCCCTATTCCTGGCCCGAGGAGGGGCTAACCGACACGCCACTTGCCGACCTACCCGAGGTCGACGAAGCCGCCTGTAACGCGTTCCTGGACGCCGCATGGGACATGGTGCCGGCAGCCTTGCGCAAGACAACGCTGAACATGGATGGCCCGAGCAACACCTGGCGCGGGCCATCCGATCCGCGCGGCACCCCAGAAGCCGTCGCTGCCGCGCTGGCCTATCTGCCGAATGACGATCTGCCTGGGAATGAATGGATCACCATCGGCGCCGCCATCAAAGCCGCGATTGGCGAGGAGGGCCGCGACCTTTGGATTGAGTGGTCTCGCACGGCAAATAAGTCGGGCCAATCGGGCCGCAGCGATACGCCAGAGCGACGTTGGGCGACACTCAAGCCGCATAGCGCAGGTGCGGGCAAAATCTACTGGCTGGCGGCAGAGCACGGTTGGAATCCGCCGCCAGAGATCATCCTGAATGGGAATGTGGCGGAGCAGATGGCAAAGCCGCACCCGGCGGCGGGGCTGTTGGCAAAGGCAAACGCTGCGGCCGCCCCGAGCGCACCACCACCCGCGCCTTATCGTGTCCCGCCAGAACTGCTGCAGGTCGACGGCGCCTTGCGGCTTTTTCTCGATTACGCGAACGCGACAGCCATAAGCCCGCAACCCTTCCTGGCACTTGGCGCAGGTCTCTGCATGATCGGTGCCCTCGCTGGCAGGCGCTACCGCACACCCACCGATTTGCGCAGCAACGTCTATGCTGTCGGCATTGCGGACAGCGGCGGTGGTAAGGATCACGCGCGGCGTTGCGTCAAACGCGCGATCTTCGCGGCAAAGCTGGACCGCTACCTTGGCGGCGAAGAACTCGCCTCCTCGGCCGGGCTGCTCACATCCCTGCAGCGCCATCCGGTACGGCTGTTCCAGGTGGACGAGTTCGGCCAGTTCCTGAAGGCAGTCCTCAGCCCGCGTGCGCCGGCACACAAAGCGGCGATCTGGGCTGAGTTGACCAAGCTCTACACCTCGGCCGCCGAGCCCTACATCGGCACAGAATACGCGGACCAGAAAACGAAGCCGCGTGTCACCATT